GAAAAGAACTTGGCCAGCATTTGGTTTATGCTGTGAGTTTGTTGAAAAGAATGAGTAGCAAGCAAGGTGTGGCGGAAGCAACCGGCGATATAAAATTTGACACCTGGCTCAACAACATCACTAGTAAAAAACAAGCGGATACACAGTCTCTGGGCCTTGAAGATATAATTTCAGCAATTGATCAAGAAGTAGCAGATCCAGGTCAACACATTGATACGTTGTATGATGTACTAAATCGTACTCGCGACTTGGCCAGTCCAAATCTTGCAAAAGCACGTCAATGGATCTTGCGTTATGCAAAAATTGTAACCTCAGGTCGTTACGAGTTGGACGACTGGAGCATTGATCTTGGCCGTGCCATGACACCTTATGAGATTGTAACAGCATATGATTTAATTGATTTTTTACAACATGCAGCAAGTGTATTAGAAAAAGATGCAAAGTCAGCCAATGGTAAACTAAACGAATTTGCACCCGGCGGAGAAGGTAACAATGGCCCGCTACAGTATGGTACAGCTATTGTTGAGTTCAGCAAACAGTACAGCACATTGTGGGATGATGAAGCTTCTGCAGAAGACGGAGAAATGATCAAAGAAGTAGGAGAAACTTTTTTACACAAAGGAATGACTGCTGGTATTGCCGCACTATTTGATCTCGACACCCAGGTCAGCGACGATGTATTGCATTACCTGGATAAACAAGGTTTTGATACACAAAAAGATATACATACTCCGTATCAGGCCGCTCTTAAAAAACCTCGTCGCGGCAATCCCGGCGGAATCAGCAAGCAGAGTGTAATGAATTTGAAAAAAATGCAGGCAGATTTCAATGCCCAGCCCGGACAAGTGTATGATGTCAAGGGCTATTTTGGTCAGTCTGGAACAAGCTATTCCAGCGCCACAATCAAAGCATTGAATCCGCAAGACGCTGAAGAAAAATTCAAAGCACGAATGAAAAACAGTAAATTTAGTAAAATTGAAGTTGTTCCTGCTGGCAAGTCGGGTGTGGCGGAAGGCAATGGCCCACAAAGTAAAATTGATCAACAGATCATTGACTTGCTGGTAAAGGGTGTACCAGCGGCAACTATTGCTCGTAAGTTAGATATTCCAGAGGAGTGGGTTCACGAAGTTCATGAATATAGTATGCCTGAGCCTAGTGCTGACTTCTCTGATCCACGCAATGTATCCCCAACAAATAGATTTGGTGAAGGTGTGGCGGAAGCATTAGGAACAAGTCCAGACAGACTGAGGGCTCGCACAGGTATGAACACTGCACATAAATTTCCTAGACCAGGTCAAACCGATCTAGGGAATATTCCTGGAATGAATACTCCCGGTGCAAGTCCAGAGACAAAAGAATTTGCTGATCAGCAGAGAGCCCGTCGTTCAGGCGATCTTAAAGCCGCTATTAAAGGTCAGCTTGGCCAACACCGCAAACCTAATTTACCAGAGTCGGGTGTAGCGGAAGCCACCGGCGACCCAAAGTTTGACAAGATGTTTAAAGGCATCACTGGTAAAAAAGCAGTAGCCAAACAACGAACAGCAGACACCAAACAACAATCTAAAGATGCTTTTGACAGCATGTTTGGTGGCGGCAATCCAGCAGCCAACCTGGGTGTCAAGAAGCCGGGTGTGTCGGAAGACAGAACTGAAACAAAAGATAAAGATGGAAATGTCACCAGTTGGCGAGACGAAGGCCCATGGAAACCAACCAATCCTAAGAAAAATCCTCAAGGCAAAGTACACAACTTAACCGGACAAGCTCTTAAGAAAACAAAAGAATTACCCACCCTGGATCAAGATCTAGATCGTATAGCCGAAACTTTTTCCAGTTCAATCAGCACAGCAATCACTCCAGGCTCAGGACCCGGAACCGGTACACTGTTTGGTGGTACTTACAAGAACCCCAGCAGTCCTTTTCGTAAGAAGTCAGTGAAAAAAGAAAGTATGATCAAACGCTGATGAATCTACGTACATTAATCCATCGTATGGACACCATTGCTGACACCGCAACGCCGTTGGATCAACCATCAACCCTTGTCACTGAAAGTGTACTGCGAGAATTACAAGCTGAATTAAAAAGTCGTCCGCAGGTGAAACAAACTGCCCGTGAGCTAATGCAGGAGTATTACTCCTACGTTACTGAATACGGTGGCGTGGGCGGATATGGAGCTGCCGCTCAAACCGCCCCGGGCTCCACTGCACAAAAACCCGATCCAGCGGCCCTTCAACAGAAAACAGATCAATCACAGATACAAAAATCAGTGAATCAAATCAAACCAAAGTTAAATCAGCTGGGTGCTGCTCAGCAGATGAATCCTGCCAAGTTCACTGCGGTAATGGATAAATTAGATCAGGCTCCCAGCACTGACCTCAGCAATCAAGAACAAAATCAGCTGGGCCCATTGGCTGTGGCTGCCAGCAACATGTTACAGAATCCACAAACTGCCAGTCAGTTCAAAGCATTGTTGGATAAAACACAACAAACAGAATTACAAAAAAACAAACAGGTACAACAGGCTCAAAAGTCCATGGGACAAACTCCCACAGCTGGCACTGCCTCGGCTACTGCCGGTCAACCCGCACAGCCTGGAACTAGCACAACACCAGCACCCTCTGCCACAACACCACCTTCAGCAGGAACTACACGATGAACATATACGACTTATTTGACAGCAACAAAAAACCAAGCAAACCCACGGTTAGCGAATCTCGAATTGAAATCATACACGAGTTTGCCGAAGACACGGATCTATTCACCTCAGCTGGCTTGAACGGTGTGGCGGCCACACAGGATTCAGACAATGTGGCCAGTCCCGTTGGCTCGGGTGTGGAGGAAGGCTCCGGTGGTCCAAGCTGGCCAGAAGTTATTTCTGCACTAACACAGGGCTATCCAGACATTGACCCAACAGATGCATTAAAACCACTAATGCAGAAATACCGAGTATCATATAATTACTTTGACAAACTAGCCCAGCAACAAGGCTATAAGGATGTATTTGATGCATACGCTGAGTTTGAAGAACTACCTACAACAGGTCCTACTATGAGCAAAGGTGTGGAGGAAAGCGGGCGTCATGATGCGAGAAGTCCAGAAGAAAAAGCAGAACGTAAAGCATATATCAAAGCCCATGGACATCCTCCACCATTGACCCCAGCCAGTGTGCTATTCAATTATACCCCTGAGGTTGGTAAACGAGCTAGAGACTTTTATCTCAGAAAAAAAGGAATTCCACAACACGAGCTGGATAAAATGAAAGAAGATGGTGTGGCGGAAGCAATTGAAACCATTCAAGGTAGAGAGTACCCAGTTGACCCCGGATTATATTATGTATGGGCCTGGGACGGTGCAGCAGTGATATACGGTGAATACAACACCCCCGAACAGGCTGAAATGCATCTACCCCATATAGAACAAAAAGCCATCAAGCGAGTGGGACCTTATGTAAAAGGTGCATTTAGAGTGAGTGATGGCAGGAACCTGTTGCGTCGCTACGGTGTTGCTGTGCGAGATGTAACGGAAACCTCAATAGAAAAAGCCGAGCAATATCTATTGGATGTGACCAAAAAACAAGCCGAAAAGCTGGGTGGCGTACAACGCGACATGTATGGCAAGATAGAGAAAACCTTTGGACCAAAAGGTCCGCAACGCAAAAAAGGTGTTGATCGTGCATTGAATCGTGTACATGGCAAAGATAATTTAGGTGAAGTCACTGGTGATTTGAAATTTGACACCATGTTGAGTAAACTGGTATCCAGTGGAAAATTTCAAACCATAGCCAAACAGTGGGCTGACATAATTCGTCAATTCCCCCAATATCAAGAAAAAAGCCAATCAGCTGACAAGATTGTTGGCATGTTTCCCGACATGTTCCCCAATGGATATCCCGGTGGACATTTCTATGGCAGTGATGGAGGTGCATACCAGGAGATGATGCAACTGTGGAAACGCATAGGACCTAGAGCCTTTGCCGGTAATGACGAAGATGAGGATGGAAATCCAGCAGACGGAGAAGACAGTTGGCATTCGGTGTTGGACTACAGCGAAAACTATACCGATTATTGGAATAGGTTGGCACCCATATACCAAATATTAAACACTGTGCCCGGCTCTAGAGCCTATGCACCAGTGCTTACAATGGTTTGGCATGAACTGTTTGGCGGCGGCGTTGAACACGGCACTGATGACATCAACAAGAAGGATGTGGCCGAAGGGGATCTAATGCGATCTGCTTGGGAGAAAAATCACAAAGCTTCAACAAGTCAACCAACCGGGCACAAGCCAGGATGGGCATTAGATCCACAGACTAAATTAAAATTAAAACAACGACAGCAGGTTAAACAACGGTCGGGTGTGGAGGAAACTGCTCCGTTGTCTAGAGATGCACGTAGAGAATTAGTTGCTCCAACCGATCGTGACACGATTAGACGTGAACTTTGGAAATACGTTCGCTCTCTAGATCAAGAAGGCAGTAGTAATCGTGCTCATGCAATGGCGTATAGTTGCCCAACTTGGGGTCAGTTATACCGTCAGTTCCATAACGATATATCACAATTACTCAGCCGGGCACCAACCGAACTGTTGGCTCAAGCATTACAAGAGATACAAAGTAAATTCCAAGTTGTGGCGGAAGGCTATGTTGATCGTAATGGCCCAATAGAAAATACTCCGCAAGTGGTTTGGTGGAGGAAAACTCAAGGTGGCGATAACATCTACTGGAAAGTATTTCCCTCTCTGTCAACAGCCAGTCGAGCCAGAGAAAATCTTGCAAATAGTCTTTATAAGAAATACGGCAAGAATTTTACAATTGGAAATGCAAAGTTTGATCCTTTAGATCCAGCACAGTGCAGAGCCGCAGATGCTGACCGGTACATGACTAAAAAGCCGGGTGTGACAGAAGGCTCCACACACAGCACCACCAATGAAAGCTCTTGGAGCACCAATCCTTTGAATCCCATGAGTCCCTTTAGTCCCATGAATCCCTATAGTCCTTTGAAACCCGAAAATCTCAATCACCTCTCCGGCATTGGCGTTGTGATTGGATCCGGACTAGCAGTCTATGGCGTCGCATTGGCACAGGCGTTCAAGGATCTGTTTCAACATCCAGAAACAGCCACCATGGGTGAAATCAAAAAAGTGCAGTCGCAAATCCGTGAATTATACAAAAAAACAAAAATACTGAAAACCGATCAGGGTCGTGCCAAAGCACAACAGGATCTAACAGCCGCCTATGAAGTGCTGGAACAACTGAAGACCCGTGTACACAGTGGCCTGGCCGAAGCCGCTGGAAAACCATTGAGTGTAGAACAGTTGGCCACCATCAGTGATGAGGCCCTAGACGCGGCTTATCATTATGGTCGTAGCACACCAGGTAACACATTTGGATGGCAGGCCAACTTGAAATCAGCTGCTTATGCTAAAAAGATGATTGACTCGGGTGAGACTGACATTGAAAAGATCAGTGATGCCATCCATAGAGGGTGGAATGTCACTGCACAGGCATTTATACAAAATCCAATGATATTTGATGATAGCAAAACAATGGCTCCGGAAAAATTACAAGCCAAATTGGCACAGCGTCAACGACTGGTAACACAGAACTATGCTCAATTGCCAGAAGATGAAAAAGAAAAAGATCGTGTGGTTGCCCGTGCCATGTTACAGGCCATCACAGGCGAGCCGGGTGTGGCGGAAGGCAGAGGAACTTTATCTCCAGAAGTTCAAACAAAAGTAGAACAGATGGCCCAGCGTTTTGCTACCTTACTGCGTAACAATATTCTTCGCACTCGAAAAGAAAATGTTTCTCAATTGGGATATTCAAAAGAACAAGCCGATCAAGAAGCCAAGGAAGCAGTTCAACAAATTCGTTTTGTTGCTAAAAACTTATCAAAGAATTGGCAAGCATCGGACTGGATCATTGATGTGGCGGATACTGGTGCTAAAGGTATCTATAATATTCTTATGAATCAAAAAAGTTTGGACGAGTTTAACTGGGAATCAAAATATCCAGGAATTACTCAAGCACTGAATCAAGCATTTGCTCATGCGTGGCAAAGCGTAGATGGTCTGGACCAACAAGGTGTGGCGGAATCAGCAGTTCCAAGCTGGTTAGCCAAGGGCAAACAGGTACGGCACGAGGGTATTTCAAATCGACCCTGCACAGTGCAGGGCATTGAGGGCGGAAAGGTTGTCATCCGAGATTGGACCGGCAAACTTTTCAAAGTGTTGGCTGCTACATTGAAGCCAGTGACTGGAGTTGCATCTGAGGATAGCAACATGCCAGTGGCAGTGGACAGCATCAGCCCCATACACGGTGTAACGGAATACAACGGCAATGTCAATGATACACAATTAAAAAATGTTGATGCTGACAATCATAGTCAAGGCGAGGGCGATTTTGTTAAAAATCAATTACACACCATGAAAAGAGTAATAACCCATTTAGACAATGCCATTGGTAGCAATGAAGATTTGCCAGACTGGGTTCAAAGCGAAATTGCTCAGGCAGTAGATAAGATTGTCGGTGTTATGGATTATTCTATCAGCAGCAAAGAACAAGATATCGAAAAGCATCATGGTGGTAGTGCTTTAATGAAGGAAGGCTCGCAATCATTCCGCAACGGCATGCAGGTCAAACTCACACCAGAGTACGCAGATCGCCCAGATGAGATATTCACAGTGAGTCACTGTGACCAAGAACGTGGTCGTTGCTGGATCGGTGACAAACAAGGTCGCGGATGGTCAGCCACATTTGATCAGCTGATACCGGTAGAAGATGACGATGACGAACTTGACATCATGGAAAATTACCTACAACAACTTAAACGAGCAGGATACGAGATACTATGAACGATGAACTAACACAAGCAGCAAAGATAGCCTTTGCCAGTCACTATACTTTTTATTTGAAAAGTCACTACTTCCACTGGAACGTGGAAGGTATACACTTTCAAGAACTACATAGTTTATTTGAAACCATCTACACCGAAGTGTATGGTGCTGTGGATGAATTCGCTGAGAAAATACGAAGTTTGGGTGCTTATGCTCCGGGGTCAAACAGTAGATTCGCCATGCTGACCCGCATTGAAGATGAAAGTGCAGTGTGGGTGGCAGAGAAGATGGTGGCGGAACTATTGAACGATGCAGATAAAATGTTTAAAATATTAAAGATTGTTTACGACCAAGCTGAAGCCGCAGGTGAACACGGCTTCAGCAATTTTCTTGCTGAAAGAATGGATGCCTTTAGAAAACACGCATGGATGTTAAGGAGTACATTAAAATGAGAATCAATGAAATACTAACAGAAAAGTGGAGTCAAAAATACAAAAACAGTATTAATTGCAGTCATCCCAAAGGTTTTAGTCAACGGGCTCACTGTGCTGGTAAACGCAAGCATAATGAAAGTCATGAAGTGATGGAAATGACTTGCCCGGACTGCGGTCGGTGTGAAACACACGGCAACATCAATGAAATTGCCAAAGGTCAAAAAGACGCCAACGGTTTTACCCGTTGCTGGCCAAATCATCATGCCGAAGGAACCAAGCGGGGCAAGAACGGTGGACAAGTTCGTAAATGTGTGCCCAATGAAAGTGTCACTGAAGAAGACCGACTCAACGAATTTTCTCCTAACAGAGACTCTGGCGAGGACTATATGCCACAATTGGTTCTTGTTTCGGCTGGGATACAAGCTGAGAACCATGGCAAACGCAGTTATAACTACCATTTTGATGTGATCGATGAGGATGGCGAGCAAATGGGTGACTGCATGGTCAATTCAGCTCGAGGCATACTCGAAGGTGATATTTTTCTCAATGGAAAAGTGAAATACTTTGCTTACAAGATGACAGATAGATATCGGCCTTTTGTTCAACAGGCACATGATTTGATCAACGATCACGAAAATCAAGGGGTATCGGAAGACAACTTAAAGGAATTTGCACCTCCCGAAGATCACAACTGGGACGACGGCGAGCTGGATGATGATCCAGTGGGTCGTGCAGCCTATCGTGCGGCCATGACCATCAAGGCTTGGCAAATGGATAGAGCTACTGCCATCAAGACCCTGGCTAGTTATCCGCAACTGATAGCTCAGCTGAAAACCTTGGAACCGGCCATCCTGACCGACAAAACAGAATTCCAAGAGCTGTTGGATTGGGCTGTGACCCAGTCCAGGATGTCGGATGCAAGCATGATGGATATTTCCAATGACATACGGAATACCGAAGGTCCTGAAGATGATGATGAATTGGACGAAGAGTTTGATTTAGTTGAAAGCATCATTGAAGGATTGGCTGATCACAACAGTGTAGATGCCGAAGTGATATGGGAAGACCTAGAATCATTAACAGATGACGAACTGTATGTGTTTGCAGTTACACAGCAAACCATCACAGAAGATTGGCAAAAGGTCAATAAACGGGATCACACTTCAGGTATGAGTCAAAAAGCTGTCAATGCCTATCGTAGAGAACATCCAGGTTCAAAATTAAAAACTGCTGTAACCACCAAGCCGTCAAAGCTAAAGCGTGGTAGTAAAGCGTCAAAGCGTAGAAAAAGCTACTGTTCAAGAAGCCGAGGACAAATGAAGATGCATAATATTTCGTGTGCCAAGACTCCGGACAAGGCCATTTGTAAAGCACGTCGACGTTGGAACTGCTGATGAACTATCCTTATCCTGTGTATCCTGAAAAGGAAAACCCCAACGATGATAGACCAACGAATCCCTACGCACCTGTATGAAAATCTTAGAAATCGTTGATCTAATAGAAGGCAAATACTCCGGACCCATGGAGCCTTTATCCGCCAAGGGCACAGCCAAGGATGGAGCAGTAGCAGCATTAGAAACGGCCCTGATACGTGCCAAGAAAAACGGCACCGAGATGAACTATGAAAACATAGATGCCATGATGCAACGAATCTGCCGGAGTCACAACATAACAGGTCAAAAACTACATGATGATTTTGTCAAAGCACACAATCTCATTCCGGACAATTGGATTAAGAAACAAAAGTTAAAAGAAAACACTGGATTAAACTACAACGGTCAAAGTTACATGGACACGCCACGTATTCAAAGTTTGATACAGCAGGCACAGGAGATTGAAAGTCAACTGGCTCCTGTTGAGTCTGGCCACACACGCTTGTGGCGCGGCAATAGGCCCGGCGAAGTGGGACAAAATCCAACTTTTACCAACAGTTTAGTGGGCATAGCATTACCGTTTTTACAACAGTACGGTGGATCATTGACCTATATAGATGTGCCCACTCAAGATTTAGCACAGTACACCGATAGTGTGGCCTCGGCACCCAACAGTGAATTCACAGTGACTCCAGAATTGGCACAACAAGCACAAGTAGTAAAAGAAAACTTTGCCGATGGCAAGGTCCGAGGCAAGAGTCGTCCCGGACGTGTAAAACGTGCAGGTGCCAGTTGTAAGGGATCGGTGACCAGTCTAAAACAAAAAGCCAAAGCAGCATCGGGAGAACGTAAACGAATGTATCAATGGTGTGCCAACATGAAGTCAGGCCATAAAAAATGAAAATTGTTGAGATACTGGTTGAAGGTCAGGACACTGTGTCAGTGGTTCGGCAGTACTTGCCTTGGTTTGTTGATCAAGTAAAATTAAAATCTGTTCCCAAAATTCGATTGCTTCGTGAACCCACTGGCACTGCCTTTGGTGGATTTGACCTAGACACAGAACAAATAAACCTAGTTGTGGGCGATAGACACCCCGTTGATGTGTTACGTACCCTGGCACATGAGCTGGTGCATGCACGTCAAAGAGAACAGGACGAACTAGATCCAGGTGATGGAGCCACAGGCAGTGCGGCCGAAAATCAAGCCAATGCTGAAGCCGGTGTACTCATGCGTGACTTTGGCGAACAGCATCCGGAGTTTTTTGAATCGTGAGAGCTGATGAAATACAACCAAGTAAATTAGTTGTCTTTGACATAGACGACACCTTGGTGCACACGCAAACTCAAGTGCATGTGATTCGCAATGGTGCTGTAGTTAAAAGTTTAAACAGTCATGACTTTACACTGTACCGACTCCAGCCTGGCGAGGAATTTGACTTTGCGGACTTTAGAAACGCACAAGAATTCTTTGAAAAATCGCGTCCAATTATTCCCATGATGAATCAACTCAAGCACGATATTGCCACAGGCAACCGAGTTGTGATGGTGACGGCCAGAGCTGACTTTGATGATAAAGAATTATTTTTAGACACGTTCCGCAAGTACGGTGTTGACATGAGTCGTGTGCATGTGTACCGTGCCGGCAACATGCAGGGTGCTACCACAGAAGAAAAGAAAAAGAAGATCATACGTGATTTATTAGATCAAGGTAGTTACACCAAGGCCATCATGTATGATGATGCTGTGCCCAACTTGAACAGTTTTATGGAATTGAAGCAGGAATATCCCGACACAAGATTCTATGCTTGGCATGTGGATCCAGAAGGCAGAGCCAGAGAATTTGCGAGAGAATCTGTTGCAGAGGCCAAAACTGTACACTACAACGGCATAGATATTTCAATTGAAACACAAGATGATATTGAAGGTTATATAGCTGACCCGGATGATGAACCACTCATATATGTTATTGCTAGAAGCGACGGTCAAGAACTGGGACATGTGCTGTTTTCATTTGATGGCGAATATCTTACACCAGAAGATTTAGAAGTTGATGATCGCTGTCGTGGTCAAGGCATTGCTGCCACCATGTATGACTATATGAAAAATCAAGGATATAAAATACGCCGTAATCCTTCACAAACTGCGGCTGGTGCTGGGTTTTGGAACAAACATAAACCAAGTAAAAATATCTGGGAACAACAGAAAAAAGAATTAGTAAAAGAAGTCAACGATGCAGATGAACTTGAAGTGAGCGAAAGAATACAGGATTATTTCTTTTCAAAAGGCTACAAGTACGTGGGTGAAGGGCGGGATCAAATAGTTTTCAAAAGTCCAAGAAACACCATAGTCAAGGTGCTGGGTGTGGGTGATGGTGATAGAGAACAAGCTGTGCGTGACTATGTGGAGTTTTTTCAACGCAATCAACGCAACCCACATTATCCACGAATATACAATTCAGGAGATTTTCAGCTGGGCGAAGAAACTTATTTTGTGTACGAAACAGAGTATTTGGAGTATGTGGCCAGTGAAGAAGCTACTCTAGAGTACATTGAGGATTTAATGACAGCCATGGCACGCGGTCAGCTGGGGGTAAATGCGTTCATGATGAATAAACCAAGACCCTCCGGCATCAGCGAACAAGAATTGGATGGCCTAATATATGCCACCGAAGCGATCATTGAGGGTCTAGTTGGACCCAAAGGTTATAATTTGGATTTGGGTCAGATTGAAAATATTAGAAGACGTGCCAACGGACAGTTGGTCATAGTGGATCCCATCAGTATCTACTAGCGTAAAGAACACCTACCTTAGGACCCTTGTGGTTTTGGTGTGGCCGGCTGCTGGCCTGGGAGGAGTAGGAGTCGTGCCCAAAACTCCCTAAAACGAGCAAATATTCTTTGCTTTTTCAACTTTTATAATATACAATAACATATTAATCACAACAGGAGAATTTTATGACATCAAGAATGTTTAGTGCCGAACAACGTGCAAAATTACAACAAGTGTTCAACGAAGGTATTGCTGTGCTTACCGAAATTGAAGCACTGAATGAAGGCTTGAGCGAAACAGTCAAGGCCATTGCCGAAGAATTAGAACTCAAACCAGCACTGTTGAAAAAAGCCATCAAAATTGCTCAAAAATCAAAACTCACTGACACCAATGCCGATCACGAGGAATTGAATGAGATTTTAGAAACAGCAGGCCACACTCTTTAATGGGTCATGTAGCCAATGTCATCGTCGAACTTTATCAGTGGGCTAAAAGAGACTATCAACAGTGGCCACTTAGGTTCTGTATTGAAATTTTGGCTTGGGCTATCAGTGTGGGTTGTAGCATTACTATGGCCCTTACTGTACCTAATCCTCCTCTCCTCTTCATGTACCCTTTTTGGATTTCAGGATGTTGCATGTACGCTTGGGCAAGCTGGACTCGTGGTAGCTTTGGTATGTTGGCTAATTACTGCCTCCTTGTTACTATTGATATTATAGGTCTTGTTCACATGATAAGTAAAACAGTATAATATAGAGTCGTTCACTTACGAACATGTAGAGCTGTGTGAGCTCAAAGTCACACTCAAGGAGAATTATCATCAGCTATATTGACGCATTGTTTGATCGCAATAAAGATCGTATTCATGTGGTAGAACGAGTTGCAGGTGAGCGAGTTTATCGAGAATATCCAGCCAACTACACCCTGTATTATGATGACCCCAAGGGCAAACATCGAACCATCTACGGTACACCTGTGAGCCGTTTTACCACACGTAACAATAAAGAATTCCAAAAAGAACTACGCATAAACTCCAACAAGCAACTGTGGGAAAGCGATATCAATCCCATATTTCGTTGCCTAGAGGAAAACTATCTCGGCGTGGCTTCACCCAGATTACACACAGCCTTTTTTGATATTGAAGTGGACTTTGATCCCGAGCGTGGCTATTCCAAGCCGGATGATCCATTCAACGCCATCACTTCAATATCAGTGTACATGGACTGGATGGACCGGATGGTTACTCTAGTGGTGCCACCCCGGAGTTACTCATGGCAATCGGCAGAAGAAATTTGCCGTAAATTTGACAACTGTTTCTTGTTTGAACGTGAAGCAGACATGTTGAACACATTCCTGGACATCATTGACGATGCCGACATCTTGAGCGGGTGGAATAGTGAGGGATATGATATTCCCTACACCACCATGCGTATCAATCGTGTGTTGAGCAAAGACGACACACGACGCCTGTGCTTGTGGGGACAGTTTCCCAAACAGCGAACATTTGAACGCTTTGGTGCCGAACAATTGACATTTGATTTGATAGGTCGTGTGCATATGGACTATATGCAGTTGTATAGAAAATACACCTATGAAGAACGTCACAGTTACAGTTTAGATGCCATTGGCGAATACGAAGAAGTGGGCAATAAAACTGCCTACGAAGGCACCTTGGATCAACTGTACAACAGAGAGTTTGAAAAGTTCATAGACTACAATCGTCAGGACGTGGCCTTGTTGGCCAAACTGGATAAGAAATTACGTTACTTGGATCTAGCCAATGAACTGGCACATGACAACACAGTGTTGTTGCCCACCACAATGGGTGCTGTGGCTGTTACTGAACAGGCCATCATCAACGAAGCACACAGTCGTGGCATGATTGCCCCCAACCGTAGAGGACGTGACGAAGAAGTCAACAGTCAAGCCGCAGGTGCTTATGTGGCCTATCCCAAACGCGGTGTACACGAATACATTGGTGCCATAGACATCAACAGTTTGTATCCCTCAGCCATTCGAGCACTCAACATGGGTCCAGAAACTGTTGTGGCTCAACTGCGTCCCATCATGACAGATAGATACATTGGGGATAAAATAGCCTCAGGCAGTAGTTTTGCTGATGCTTGGGAAAACATGTTTGGTAGTGTGGAATACACTGCTGTGATGAATGCCGAACCCGGCACAGAAATCACCATTGACTGGGAGGACTCGGGCAAAAGTACTGTACACTCGGCCGCTGAAGTATGGCGAATGATCTTTGACAGCAGACAACCATGGACACTCAGTGCCAATGGTACAATATTTAGATACGACACCAAAGGAATTATTCCTGGATTACTGGAGAGATGGTATGCCGAACGAAAAGACTTACAAGCCAAAAAGGAAGCCGCAGAAACTCCGGAAGATGTTGCGTTCTGGGACAAACGACAGTTGGTCAAAAAAATCAACCTCAACAGCCTCTACGGTGCGATCCTCAACCCGGGTTGCAGGTTCTTCGACCACCGCATTGGTCAGAGCACGACACTCACTGGCCGCATCATTGCAAGGCACATGGATGCACATGTTAATGAAGCCATTACAGGCGAATACGACCATGTGGGCTCGTCGATTATATACGGCGACACCGACTCGGTATACTTCTCAGCGTGGCCCGCAGTCAAAGAGGAAGTTGCGGCGGGTAGAATGGAATGGTCGCGGGAAATCTGCGTACAACTGTACGACACCATTGCCCAAAGTGTAAATGAAAGTTTCCCAGCGTTCATGGAACGTGCTTGTCACTGCCCCAGAGACATGGGTGCTATTATTCTAGGTGGCAGAGAACTGGTAGCAAGTAAAGGATTGTTCATTAAAAAGAAACGCTATGCTGTGTTGATCTATGATAAAGAAGGCAAGCGACAGGATGTCATGGGTCGGCCGGGTAAGGTCAAGGCCATGGGCTTGGATTTGAAACGCAGTGATACTCCCAAGATTGTGCAGGAGTTTCTCAGTGAAATTTTATTGGAAGTACTCACCGGCACCGGAGATGTTAGACAACGTGTGGTGGATAGAGTTAGAGAATTCAAGATTGAATTTGCTGAACGTCCGGCCTGGGAAAAAGGTACACCCAAACGTGTAAACAATCTAACCAAATACACAGCCGAAGAAAAACGCTTGGGCAAGGCCAACATGCCAGGACATGTTAGAGCTGCAATGAATTGGAACAACTTAAAACGCATGATGAGTGACAACTATTCCATGAGTATTGTGGATGGTATGAAAACCATTGTGTGTAAATTAAAGGACAATCCTTTGGGCTATACGTCGGTGGGCTATCCCACAGATGAAAGTCACATTCCCGACTGGTTTAAAAACTTGCCATTTGACAACGACCTCATGGAAGTGACCATTGTGGATCAAAAGGTGGAAAATTTGTTGGGTGTGCTGGAGTGGGGCATTGCTGAAGCCACTGACATTAAAACTACATTTGACAGTTTGTTTACATTTGAATAAAGATGAATTTATACAATCTTGTTGCACTACGACAATCGTTGCTTGAAGCAATGGCAGTTGACTCTGCCATTGAAGAATTGCAACAGTTGAAACGTAATTTTGAAAACATTGAGTCACAGGTCAGCGACATCAGTGACGAACACAAACAATACATTCAAACCAACATCATTAAACTTATACACTCAATTGAAAATTTAGTGCAACAGGCAGATGAGTTAGGGCCCAGGATTGAAAAGATCAACAATCAAATCAACGAAATAACTCATAGACTGTTTGCCAACAATTACGGCATAGAGCAACAGCCGGGAACCATAGAATCTATTAGAACCAATAGACGAATCGCAATATTGCCCGATACCGAACAAGACATAAAACAACGTATAATGTTGCATACCAGCTGGAGATATCCGGCCTTGGAAATTGGCTGTAGAGACGGTGAATGGACACAGTACATGGTGGCAGCGGATCCCTTATACCTAGCAGATCCCAATCAGGATTTCCTTGACTCAACCAACAGTCAGTTTACTCCAGAGTACCAAACAAGATTGAGAAAATATCGCATAAGCAATCATGATTTATCTGCATTGCCACTGCAACAAATGAGCTTTGTTTTCAGCTGGGGATATTTTAATTATGTCAGCTTGGACACTATGAAATCGTACCTGAGACAGATATTTGAGTTACTGAGACCGGGTGGTGTGTTTATGTTCAGTTACAATGATGGTGACACCACACATGGTGCCGGGCTAGCCGAATCGTTTGCACAGACATATATGCCCAGAGCCTATTGATACCTTTGTGCGAAAGTCTAGGCTACTGCATACACAGTGATTTCAATCAATACAACATCACCTGGTTGGAAATTCAACGGCCAGGAACCTTACACACAGTCAAAGCACACCAAGTATTGGGCGAAATAAAATACCAAGAACGTTGACAGGTCTAAATACAATCACGTATAATACATACAACAGGAGAACTATATGCAAGATTTTTTAAAAGATATCGTATCGCACACACACGGACTGGGCATTATTGACCTAGTTAAAATTACCGGCACTGAAGACGACACAGTGATCAATGCAGTGGCCGAAGATAGATCAGTCATCGTAGAAGCACGATTCAAATCAGCACATCCAGATTTCATTGGTGTGTTTGGTATGCCTAACTTGGGCAAACTCAATACTATTTTGGGTATTCCAGAATACAGAGAAAATGCACAACTCAGTATCAATCGTCAAGACCGTAACGGTGAATCTATTCCCGCAGGAGTACATTTTCAAAATGCCGCCGGCGACTTTAAAAACGACTATCGTTTTATGGCTGCAGAAATCATCAATGACAAACTCAAAGCAGTGAAATTCAAAGGTGTCAAATGGGGTGTGGACTTTGTTCCCACCAATGCAAATATTCAACGTTTGAAATTTCAAGCCAGTGCCAACAGTGAAGAAACCACATTCATTGCCAAAACCGAAAACGGTGACTTGAAATTCTTCTTTGGTGATGCCAGCAGTCATGCAGGTAACTTTGTGTTTCAAGCAGGAGTTTCGGGTACTATCTCTAAAGCATGGAATTGGCCAGTTGCGGCTGTTATCAGTATTTTAAATCTAAGTGGAGACAAAACATTTAAAATCTCCGATGAAGGTGCTGCTATGATCACCGTAGACTCTGGACTTGCAGAATACTCTTACATTATCCCAGCACAGACCAAATGAAGATTGATGCAGGATTTTTAACTCAGTGGAGTTCAAAAGGCCATGTGTATGGTCAATGCATGTCCAGCAACAACACGGATCTCATGTATGTCAACATTCCTAAAAATGCCAGCTCGTGGACCAAACCCAACTTGAAAGATTTTGGTTGGGAGTTCTACAACTATCACACAGATAGAATTCTTCAGATCAAAACAGCCATGGTGGTACTGCGTGATCCTGTTGAGCGTTGGATTTCGGGCATTGCCGAATACCTTGCACTGTATCATCCAGATTTTATCATGCATGATCTAGAAGCCATGGATTTAATTTTTGATAGAATTGCATTTGACGACCACACCGAGCGTCAAGTAAACTTTGTACATGGACTTGACAGTGAACAATGTGTGTTTTTTCTATGTGACGAATACTATAGACAAGACTTCAGTGTGTTCTTGGATGAACAGGGTATGCCTAATAGGTATCATAGGTATGAACCACAACATGTCAGTGAAGCAGATCCCATACGTAAAAAGTTTAAAAATATATTTGAGAGAGAAATACAAAATCCTCGATATCTCAAAGCAGTCAAAGATTACTTTGCCGCAGACTACGAATTAATTAACTCAGTAAAGTTCTATGGAACAAGATAACTTAACAGCAAAACAAAAAGATTATGCAGTATTTCTTCCAGCCATCTCGGGGTTTTATGCCACATTCATAGGCAAACAACGTGATACCTCAGCAACACCTTATGTAGATCCTGCACGTTTTCCACAGGGCCTGACAGATATGGAACAGATGAACTGGCTTGATGCACAGAAAGCCCTGTTCCCTTATCGATGGAGTCTTTACTCGGGTGGTCATGCCAATCTTGATCTTAACAAGCAGGACTGGAGTGAGGACATGGTTCGTAATAGAGATCCCAACACCGTGATGCTGGGCGATTCAGGTGGTTTCCAAATTGCCAAAGGCCTATGGGAAGGTGACTGGCGGGCTAACAGTGGATGCCCCCGGGCTCAAGCTCGGCGTGAAGCTGTGCTTAAATGGCTGGATGGCATTGCCGATTATGGCATGACCTTGGATATTCCAACTTGGGTGATACACGATAAGAAAGCCAGTCTGGCATGTGGTATCAGCACTCTACAAGAAGCTGTGGATGCCACTAGATTCAACAATGACTTTTACATGAAGCATCGTCGAGGCATCAACAACGGTGGTATGCGAGTGTTGAACGTGTTGCAAGGTGCCAATCACGATGATGCTGAACAATGGTATCAAACAATGAAAGATTATTGCGATCCTGTCAAGTATCCCGACACACATTTTAATGGCTGGAGTATGGGTGGTCAGAACATGTGTGATGTAGAACTAGTATTAAAAAGACTTGTTGCATTACGATATGATAATTTGCTACAACCAGGCGTACATGATTGGATGCACTTCTTGGGCACTAGCAAATTAGAGTGGGCAGTGCTACTTACAGTTATACAACGTGCGGTGAGAAAACACATCAATCCTGCTTTTACCATTAGTTTTGATTGTGCCAGTCCTTTCTTGGCCACTGCCAACGGACAGGTGTACTTTGAAAACGTATTCCCACAGGACGGTAAATGGAGTTATAGAATGGCTCCTGTGTTGGATGATAAAAAATATGCCCAAGACACTCGTAAATGGAGTACAGGAGTATTGGCTGACTTGCCTGTCAAAGATCCTGGCACAGCAATTAAAAATTGGGATGAAAGCCCCATCAGCAACATGCTGAAAATGAAAGATATTTGTGTGTATGCACCTGGTGATCTTAATAAGAATGGCAAAGAGCCAGCACGAACTAGTTGGGACAGCTTCAGTTATATGTTGCTGATGGGTCACAATGTTTGGATGCATTTGACAGCAGTGCAAGAAGCCAATAGACGATTCGATAGTGGTGAACATCCGGCAATGATGCAGTACAGCGGAACCAAAGGACGCACCGGAGACCATGCCTACTTTGAAGACATTGTGGAAAGCATATTTGTTGCTCCAACGCAAGCAGACAGTTTAGAAATTATTAAAAAATACAGCAAGTATTGGACCGACATCATCGGAACCAGAGGATTCAAAGGCGATAAAGTTGTAAATGCATACACCATGGCCGGTAAACTGGTGGACATCGAAGGCAATTTGGCTCGCGATAAACCTGTTAAAACTGAACAACCACGGCCCTTACTCAACCCAGACCTATTTGGAGAATAACATGGATAGACCTGGACATGAAGATGTGAACTTTTTCGTTGGAACTGAAGTAGAACACACACCAGCATACAATAAAAAAACTTTATTTGTCATTGGTGTACACAGCGAATCGGCCATCATCACTGCCGCTGATGCACAACCATACCCAATTGATCATATTTATTTTGGTGCCAATCACAGTTTCCCACTGTTGGCAGTGAATGATGCCGAGGCCTGGCAAGCATGGGAACTTATGATTACTCCATTTTTACGCCGTGGTATGTTGTGCACCTTGGATATAGATGTTGCCTGTGCCGAAGGGTTATTGGAAAGTGGATTGACAGAGTTTCACAACTTTGTTCCCATGCTTTCGGTTAAATTGCCCTATATACAACAGCTGGGATATAATGCTACAATTAAACTAGACGATAGAGACTTTGCGGCCTCCAATCCTGGAGTCTGGTGTCATAGTTTACATGCGTTACAGGACCGTAAGTGTTTTACGGACTGGAGTCAATATACCAAAGATGAGGTAATAAAATGAATCAAGAATTGAGAGAAACAGTGGATAGAATCATGACACAGGCCCAAAGACAGATTTGGGTCACGTTCCAACGTGAAGGCATACATCGCTATCCAGCTGCAGCTACAGATCCCAACTTGTGTACTCCCGGTGAGTATGATGTGAGTTTCCTAGCCAATAGTCACAGACACATATTCCATTTTCAAGTCTGGATTGGTGTAGAGCATAATGATAGAGACATTGAATTTATACAATTCAAACGTTGGCTGGAAAGTCTTTACAGCAAGGATGTGTTACAGTTGGACTTTAAAAGTGTGGAAATGCTCGCCGACGATCTCTATCTTCAAGTAGCAGAACGATATCCTGGTCGTTATGTATCAATTGAGGTATCCGAGGACGGTGAAAACGGATGCCATATCAATTACAACGTAGTCCGTCCAAGTCTTTCAATCGTAATTTAAAGGAGTAGTATATGGGCCAGCCCACTTGGTTAAACAAATATCTTCGCTTAAGACCCGAAGTCCGCGACCTGTTTGATGATCTTGAAGAGTATCTCACGTTCTGTAAAAAACAAGGTTATGTGTATGATGAAAATCATCTCTACAATGAAAAAACTCCCTGGGGCAAAATGCAACGTGTGAAAGCCGGCAAACATCCTAAAGATAATTGGAGCCCGTATCCCAAAGAAAAACGTGATTTCAAACCACGTGATGCAAATTGGCGTCCAAGAACATGGCGCTAACACCCGAAACTCCTGCCACCGGAGTCTTGATCAAAAACACCTGGGGCGACGCCAAAATGTACAAGGTCATATGTGAGTGTGGCCAAAGTGATCATGATCATGATGTTTGGGTCGAATCCGATGAAACAGGTGTCACTGTTACTACCTATACCACAGGTAAAACCAACTGGTGGAGTAGAACTCGATGGTATCACATCTGGACACTGCTGACTCGAGGTTACATCCGATACGAATCTAGTCTCATAATGAATAGACAACAGGCTGTCAACTATGCTACAATACTACAACAAGCAGTGAAAGATGTTGAAGAATTTAGGAAAGCACGATGAGAAAACTTTGGTACATGGGCCTAGAGCCCTATAAAGCAAGATACACACTACAGTTACAAGACTGGAACGAACGTGTATTTCGGCGTCGTGGTATTGATTATGAAATTGTCGCTGGTGAAACATTAAGCAATGATCAAGCCATTGTAACCGGACAGGTGTTGGATGCACACGGACGTACTTACTTTGGTATGAGTCAATTAATGATGCTTGTGGCAAAAATGAAAGCAGGAGAAATCACAAATGAAGATGTTATATACTTTGAAGACATGTTTCAACCAGGCATCGAGAGCCTACCTTACATTATTAATCAAGTTGAGCCTAACATGCGTCCTAGGATCGCTGTTCGTTGTCTTGCACAAAGCATTGACCCGGACGATTTCGTTCATGTCTGGGGTATGTCAAAGTGGATGGCACTTTATGAGAAAATGGTGGATAGTTTTGCGGATATTGTATTAGCTTCAAACGAAGAAATGGCAATGCACATGAAAATAGCTGGCTGGGAAGCCCCGATCTACAACATCTCCGGCTTGGCGTTTGGTCGAGATGAAGTCCGTGCAAGAGTGCCTGGAGAATTAACACCGTTTGATCAAAGAGCCATGCGAGTGGCTTTTGCGGCCAGAACAGATCAAGAAAAACAGCCGCACTTTTATTTAGATTTAATTCAAGCATGGCACGATAACTTTCATTTGCCTCGAGTAGAGTTTGCTATCTTCAGTGGCTCTCAACTGCGTGGCAATGATCAAGGTGCCATTGATCGTATCCGTGCGTTTGAAGCAAAGGGCATGATCAAAGTGTACGATAACCTTGAGAAGAATGAATACTATGCGTTATTAAACGACACTAGGGTATTGTTTAACTGTGCTTTACAAGATTGGGTGTCTAACACTGTGAGTGAAGCAGATACCTTGGGTGCCAATGTGTTATATCCAGCATATAGAAGTTTCCCTGAGACTTTTGCCAACGACGCAAGCCGCTTGTATGTTCCTTGGAGTTTGGAAGATGCTATGAGCAAGTTACAATCTTTGTTGAACAAACCAAGCCAACACATGGGCCGTATCAGTGCCTGGACCGATGGTACTGTTGATCGTATTGTTGATATATTACAAGGATCTGGAGAACAGTGGCTACGCATGAGTACAGATTACAGAAAACACACACATGAGTCTAAATACTAAACGAGAAATTTGGATAACTTTGGCTCGAGAGCAGTACCCCATGTTGACCGAAACTGAACTTGATGCCTTGAGTATGCGAGCTGCCAGTCAATGGTTCCTGGGTGAGGAAAATGAATTAACTAAATTATTTGATCAATATGTAATGTTAAAAACTATTGTATTCCCGACCCCATTGACCCAAACATAAAAGGATTTTATATATGACCATTGACTTATTAACTGGTGTAGTTGGGATGGTAGGCTTTTTAGCCGGCTATGCCTATTGTGCCAGCCAACAAAAACCTCCCATCACTGATGAAAAGCTACAACGGGATTTAGCGTACCATCGTAATTTGACAGACAGTTTAATACAGGATGTCATTGACCTACGCAAAAAAAACAATATCTTGCTAGAAAAAAATTGGCAACTAACACAAACAAAACCCAAATGAGAAAAATCATAGTAACTGGAGGCTGTGGTTACATTGGTAGCCACGTGGCACGAGCATTCAAACAGAATGGTGATCATGTGGTTATCATTGATCGAGAGCAAAGAGATCATACCTTACAAGGTATAGATGGCTATTTGATTGCAGATTTCGCCAGTGATAGCAGTCTAGCCACCATGCACAGCCTGGCACCAGATGTTGTTGTACACTGTGCCGGAACCAGCTTGGTTGGGCCCAGCATGGACAATCCTGGTGAATACTACGACAACAACATTGCCAAGACCATACGCATGCTGAATGCGGTGAAAGACTTTGATACTAAACCTGTAGTAATGTTCAGTAGCAGTGCCAGTGTGTACGGAGAACCCGATAGATTGCCTTGCAGAGAATACGACACTATCCAACCCATCAGTCCCTACGGTGCCACCAAGGCCATGACTGAACGCATGTTGGCCGACTACTGGGGCGCCTATGCTGTACCCAGTGTGTGCTTTAGGTACTTTAATGCTGCTGGTGCAGAACCTTTCAGTGCAGATCTAGGTCAAGAACCTGGTGCCACACACTTGATAGCTCGTGCTTTAGAAGCCAGCATAGCTCAACAACCTGTTACTATCAACGGTGGTGATTACCCCACAGAGGACGGTACCTGTGTAAGAGACTACATACATGTATGGGATATAGCCAGAGCACATGTCATGGCCGCTGATTATAAACTCAATGACTATCCACAACCTGGTGCTGAAGTGTTTAACCTAGGCACCAACACAGGCACCAGCAATCAAGCCATTGTGGATTATGTATTAGAAAAATACGGGATAACTTCGGTTAATTATGGTCCAGCTAGATTTGGAGATCCTGCGGAACTTGTGGCCGATGCTGGTTTAATAAAAGAAAAGATGGCGTGGGTGCCTGAACACAGTGACATTGCCACCATCATTGATAGTGCCCATCGGTGGTACACCAGGAATGTTTAATCAACCAGGAGTTTTTTATTTTAATCAGCCAGATACGATTTTTAACAAGACTACTTGGTGCTTGGATCAAGAAAAAATAACACTATTAAAAACACACAATTTGGTTGTTGCCGACTTTGGCAGTGAGCATTACGGAGACCGTGACTTTTTGTACAACTTGCATAATGACTTGGAATCCCATGGTCTTAATTTTTTATTGTTGAGTCACAATCCACAGGATCATTTAATAAAACCACGATTGTTATTTTATCCGCACTGGTATCACTGGTGCCGGAAAAACTTATATAATTGCCCCGACTTACTTGAAATAGAAAAGAAATACAAAGTGTCTTGCCTAAATGGCGTACCACGACCGCATAGAATTTATAATTGGATGACTCTTCAAGAAAAACCCTATGTTGCTGATCTTTTGTTTAGTATGCATCGTCAATCCGATCAGTTCTCAATGAGAACTGATAATTATGAGTTAAGCAACAATATGCTAGAAAAATGGAATTCAATTCAATCCAGGCTAGGAGATGCAAGGGTGTCGTTAATGGTAAAGACCAGTACCGATTTATCCCATTCTGCCTATGCTGATAGTTATATCAACTTGGTAACAGAAACTACAGTTATACCTAAGGTATTTGTCACTGAAAAAACTTGGAAACCTGTGGCCACGGGACAACTATTTCTAATAATAGGCAATCCCGGCACAGTTGACTATCTCAGAACTCAGGGAGTAGATGTTTTTGACGACATAATCGATCATAAGTACTATGACAACGAACTCGACTGGCAAACAAGAATCACAAAAGTCCATGAACTTGTTGAAGATTTAATCCAGCAAGATTTATATAAAATTAATCAAAACACTGTGGCAAGACGAGCACTTAATAGAGCTAAATTTTTTGCCGGTGAGTTTGATACTCAATATCAACCTAAAATACAAGAATGTATCAATACGCTGAAGTAGCACACTGGATGACAAACTCCGACAGTATGAAAATACTACCGGCTCAAGTAGACATTGACCTGACCAATGTGTGTAACCAAGACTGTTACTATTGCAACAGTGCCGAGTTTAGACAACAACAGCCAGTGCAAAAGAAATATACAGAATACATAGACTTGTTAGATCAACTAGCTGGGTGGAGAGCCCACTCGCCTCGCAGTTACGGAACAACACACACCATAACCTATCCCGGCGGCGGCGAACCCACTGTATTGGTCAATTATGAACAAGTGATAGAACATACCATAGACTTGGGATTTTTAACCAGCATCACCACTAACGGAAGTAACTTGGATCAATTGCTAGACACAGTCAGAGTAGAAAAGTTACGCAAAATAGCCTGGATTGGCATTGACATAGATGCTGGCACAGAAGATTTATACGAACAGATACGACGCAGTTTAACTGCCAAAAGTTTGTTTACTAAAGTGTGCAACAACGCTCGTGGATTAATTGAGGCCGGAGTTAATGTAGACTTCAAGTGCTTGATCAATCCGCTCAATGACAATGACGAAGCAATAAACGACTTGTTTAGGCTGGTTAAAGAACTCAAGGGTCGCATGTTATATTTCCGTCCTGTAATTGTTGATAATCAAGCGTATCCTATTACCAAAGAGACTATTGCTCGTTTAGACAAGTATAGCCAACAGTACCAGTTACCATACTGGGCCAACCAAAACAAAACACTTCCACGCAACTATAAGAAATGTCATCAAATGTTCCACTTTCCTGTGTTCTGTGCCAACGGTAAAATCTATTTGTGCTGTGAAGGCAAGGGTAATCCTCAGTTTGAGTTAACTAACTGGGACAAAAACGACTTCCGTGACAGTTGGTTAAACAAACGTCATTATGACATATATAATAAAACTCGGGTTGAATTTTGCCAACCTTGTAGACCCAATATAAGTAATATTAAGATACAAAATATTCTAAATAATCCCAAAGATATCGAGGCCTTATATCTATGAACAATGAAAACATATTTTTTGATACGTCTCGTTTAAAATATAGAGGCAATAATGTAATCATTGGCAAAACGGTTCGTATTAGATTTCCGGAACTGGTAGAATTGCACGACAATGTTATTATTGACGATTTTACTTTTATTTCCACTGGGTTGATTATGAATTCCAATACTAAAATAGAAGCGGGTTGTGTTCTTATGGGTGGCAAAAATTATAAAATTACTATGGGAGAACACTCCGCTGTAGCTCCAAACTCTACTTTATTGTGCAGTAGCAACGATTTTTATAAATCAATAGTAATTGTAAACGAACAAACTGATTATCATTTTTTTGTAACTGGAGATATTAATATTGGCTCGCATGTCATTGTAGGTGCAAATTCAGTTATATTACCAAACGTAGCTGTAGACACCGGAGCAAGAATTGGTGCTAATAGCCTAGTTAATAAAAATTTAAATGGATGGATTGTATATGCTGGATCTCCTGTTAAAGAAATAGGGTCGGTTAATAAAGATTTAATTTTATCAAATGCAAAAAAATATCATGATCATATTTCCTGTTATTGAACTAATTGATAGACTGGCCATTGCCGAAGTAAAATTTGCACGTACCTCGGGTGCAAACAGGGAAGAACTTGAGTGGTATCTTGATCAATCGTCACATTTTGATCTTGCACCTGTTACTGGTTTATACAACAATTTAGTACAGATACATAACGAGATCTGGGAATTAGAAAGCCTACTAAAGACCGGTCGCGAGCAGGAGTTGGGATTGGAAGAAATCGGGCGCCGCGCCATAAAGATACGAGATTGGAATAACAAACGCATCGCCATTAAAAATACTCTTGCTGAAAAATTGGGATGCAGTGTGAGGGAAATTAAACAGGATCATTTGTCGGAATGAAGCATAAGCAAGGCCATATCGATATATTATGGGATGACAGTTTTAAAGATCTTCCATACCAATATTTGCCTATTAAAAACACGTGGGACGAAAAACGCTGGCAACAACAGGGCTATGTTAATGTGACGTTAAATGGTGCATTATATAGTATGCCAAATCCTATGCCCGATTATGTACATACAATTATTGAATTATTTACCAATAGTTTCCAATGGAAAGACATCGGTGTTGGGTTTTTTTGCATGAATACATTAAATATGTTTCCAACACACCAAGACCACTATCATTCTTATCAACAAAATTTTAACATAAAAGATCCCACAACTATCTGGCGTTGTATTGTATTTTTAGAGGATTGGAAGTCCGGTCATTACATGGAAGTTGATGGAAACCCTATTATGTCGTGGAACAGAGGAGATTATGTGATGTGGAATTACGATGTACCACATTTTGCCGGAAACTTTGGGGTAGAGTCAAGATACACTATGCAGATTACAGGAACACATTTACATGATTAAATTAAGTGATTATAAAAATCCATTTAATGTTATTCAAGACTTTGAGTTGGCGGTAGCCAACTATACTGGTGCACCTTATTGCGTAACCACAGATTGCTGTACTCATGCTATAGAAATAGCATTTCGTATAAATTTTAATAATGACATGGTTATGTTTCCAGCATACACTTATCTGAGTGTGCCAATGACCATGAAGAAGTTAAACATTCCGTACATGTTAACCAATGACCGCTGGCATGGGTCATATGAGTTTAAAGGGTCTAATATTTGGGACTATGCTCGTAAATTTGAATCTAATATGTACAAATCGGGCACTATACAATGTGTAAGTTTTGGCATGAGTAAACCATTGGAAATTGGCCTTGGTGGTTGCCTGTTGACCGATGATCCAGAAGTATATCGTCGTGCCAGTCGTATGCGTTATGATGGCAGGGATATTTTTAACTATACTCCGTGGATTTCACAATGTGAATTTGAAGTCGGATATCATTATTACCTACGTCCAGAAGAGTGTGTAGCGGGATTAAACTTGCTCAATGAAAAGAAATTCACTCCTCAACTTGACAAGCATTTTGACTATCCCGATTGTAGATTAATTAATATCAAATGATTCTTGACCATTACGAATATACACTACTACACGACAACAGACAATCTTTATGTTTTGTTAGCAACACAAAATATACAAGTTAACCAAAACACCAGTTTATAACTTAAAATACTTTAGTAAAGAGTATTTAACAAACTGCGGGATACTTTACCTGCAGGAGTCAAGGGTATAGCAGAAACAGATTCCAATACTGTGGCTCGACAGTATGGTGCTAGATCAATTAAGAATTGTTGAATTTCTTTACTGTCAACAGATCCAACATAAACACATTTAACCGAATCTGAGCCAAACACTGCCACCGCCGACACTCCGGCGATATTCTCAAGTATTTTTTGTTCCAGACTCAACGGATTTAATTTAACACCTTTGACATTGATTTGATCACGGCTGCGACCAAGTATTCGATAGTATCCTTTTTCATCTTGCTCGGCCAAGTCACCGGTGTCAAACCATACCTCTCTATCCAAAGTGGGACCACGCAACAACAGGTGCCCATCATCAATTTGAGCTTCAACTCCTGACGGTAAACCCACGGTGCCCATTCTTTGCTCACCGTGTAAAGGATTGGTAAAACAATGACTCATTGCCTCAGTCATACCAAATGCTTCCAATACCGGGACGTCGAAACATTCTCGTAGTGCAGTGTACAACCGATCAGGCAATGGAGCACTGGCTGTGCGTATAAACCTTAGATTGTTATCAAATTTTAACTGAGTGGCGGTTTGTAATACATCAGGTATGGCAGTGACAAAGGTAGGACTGTAGCTGGGCCAGGCACGTAGGTTTTTAACTGAAAGATAGTGTGTTTCACATCCAGCCAACTGTGTGGCCCAATAAAATCCTTGCCCGTGTGCATGCCAAAGACTCATGACACTGACATACCTATCCTGTTCGGTTAGATCATATGCTTGTACAATGGTTTCGGCCATATGGTTTAATTGTCGTTGACTAAAACTGCAAAACTTACTGTCGCCGGTGGTGCCCGAAGTATACCATAACACTCGTTCATTGGGGTAGTCGGCACCGTCACGATGTTGCTCACCATCGGCTGTGATCAGCAGGCTCCAATCTGAATTATCTAGTAGATACTGCTGTCGTGACACGGGAGCATCAGGATTGACAATCATAATACTGTAATCATCAAGTTGATTGATATAGTCCTGCGGATTGGCAACACAAAGAACGGCACGTTTCATTTTGAATATAATCACATTGTTTTGGTATTTATTATATAATATATGTTCATAATTATTTGACACTTGAATCTAAATACTATACAATAACACAATACACGGGAGAACTAATTGACAAATAAAAAAGAAACAGGCCTAGCCGCAATGGCAGGTGACGGTGGTTATCAACTATGCCCAGTATCAGACGTGATTCGTGCCACAATGAAACGAAATGGTAAAAGATTTTGGGCTGGAGACAATATTAGCGAATATGTCAATAATGATGCCGTCAAACGACAATTGATCAACGAAGCCGCTGAGGCATTCGAAACTGTTTTAGATCGCTTGCTGATTGATAGAGAAACGGATCCAAACAGCAAGGGCACTGCCAAGCGATTGGCTAAAATGTATTTTAACGAAACGATGGCGGGTAGATATGATGCAGCACCAGATGCAACAGCTTTTCCAAATGATAGCGAGGATAGATATGAAGGTATGTTGGTTATTAGAAGTGAGTTGCGTAGTATGTGTAGTCATCATCATCAGCCTGTTAGTGGTGTGGCTTACATTGGTATTATCGCCGCTAACAAACTTATTGGTCTTAGCAAGTACACTAGGATTGCTCAGTGGTGTGCTAGGCGTGGTACTTTACAAGAAGAGCTCTGCAACGACATCGCAAAAGAAATAATGAGAGCAACAGATTCGGAACATATTGGAGTTTACATACAGGCGGAACATGGATGTTGCACCAATAGAGGCATCATGGCACATAGTAGTTTGACACAGACCACAGTACTCAAAGGTGCGTTCAACACAGACCCAGGAACTAAAAAAGAGTTCATGGACAATATCAAACTACAACAGGACTTTGCTCCAAGATGAAAAAAATCTATTACACCGATGCAGATGTTCGTGGTTGGGTGCATGAAATTATACGTGACCTGCACGAGGGCTCATGGCGCCCCGATTACATTGTGGGACTCACACGTGGTGGATTGACTCCGGCATTGATGTTGAGTCATTATTTGGGCGTACCAATGCGGAGTCTGGATGTGAGTTTGCGTGACGGAGATGAGCGTACAAGTAATCTCAGCATGGCCGAAGATGCATTCGGTTGGGTGGATGGCGGATATCAAGGCCTGGGCACCAACAGTGCATTTGACTACACCATACATGCTAAACGTATATTAATAGTAGACGACATCAATGATTCCGGTGCCACACTGGCTTGGATTCGGGAGGATTGGCAAAGCAGTTGTTTGCCCAATCACGATCGTTGGCTGAACGTCTGGCATCACAATGTACGCACTGCTGTGCTGGTGAACAACACTGCGAGTGAGTTTTTGGTGGACTATTCGGGGACGGACATCAACAAACTGGAAGACCCGGTGTGGATTTGTTTTCCTTGGGAAACTTGGTGGCAACAATAAATACTGTTTCAAGCGGCCTTTCTGGCTTTCATTCCCGCTATACAAATTCTGCAAGTCTATGCTATAATCTAACATAGGAGAATACAATGGCAAATAAAACTTTCACATCAGCACTGAGCGACTATTTTGATGCTCGAATCAACCATTACCATAGCACCAAGGCAAATAGTGACGAGACATCTGAATACATTGAACAGTTACGCAATACAGTTCAATCAACCGAGCAAGCACTCAATGACATTGCCGAAACAGGGCAAAGGTCTGGGGCAAAATATTACTCAACCAAGCACTACGGACACAACATAGGACTCAGTGCTGTGTTTCGTCAACCCAACGCAGATCACAGTCATTGTCATTTGCTACATGGTTACAGTCTAGCATTTACATTTACATTTGGTTGCGATGAATTAGATGATAAAAACTGGGCAGTGGACTTTGGCGGACTCAAACCGCTCAAGGCATGGTTAGAAGATAACTTTGATCATAAATTGGCGTTGGATCTCGCTGATCCATATCTTGCCAAATTCCAAGAACTGGAAGAGTTGGGATTAGCCGAAATTAGAATATTCAATGGTGTGGGTGCAGAGAAATTTGCCGAACATGCATTTTATTTTGCCGATCAATTGATTAGAGAAAAAACCAATGGTCGTTGTTACTGTGTAAGAGCGGAATGTGCTGAACATGGAGCCAACAGTGCCATCTACGAAGGTTAGGCATCTTTGGAGAATTTGGGCCAAGGCACTGGGTGAAAAAACTGGTGCTACTGATCAAGAAGCCGACGGCGTCGCCGGTGTTCGCACAGTAATTGTGTTGATATACATAATAACAAATTTTGTTATAATCGCAGGTGTAGTAAGACATTGGAACCAATGTTGAATCCACAGCACAAGCAATAAAAATCAATGGCATATAATAAACCGTTTAATTTATCTCGGCGTGGGAAAGTCAATTGCTATATCATTGAACAAATACTACCGCAACTGTCACAGGATCATGTTTTCATTGATACCAGTGGTATCACTGCAACAGATACAGAACTTGATAAACTAGATTGTAAAAAAATTGCAGTGTGTTATTCCAGTATTGATTGGGAGAGCACAGGATGTATTCCTCTTAGAACTGCAGCACATGAAATAATTTGCAATCGATCTAGAGCACAAATACACATTGGTAACAGTTATGGGCAGTATTATTTTAGTTATTGGGTGGAGTTTATACGACAAAATCCTGAGTATTTCTTTGATCAACGTTATACTCAAGCACCCAATATAAAAAAATTATATCTATGTTTAAATAGAAAACTGCATCCGTTTAGAATTGAATTTTTAGAACAACTTGCCAGTGTGAAAGATCATGGAATTGTGAGTCAAAGTACTCAAGGATTCATTGATCCGCACTATGATGTAAAGCAGTTTGATCCTCACGAACCAGAAAACATTGGAAAAATAGCCAACGACATTTTTAGCCTAGGCGATCCCACAATATGGAATCAAATTTTTATCAATGTGGTCACAGAATCCTGCAAACATTCCAATGTTTTTCTCAGTGAGAAATCATGGAAACCCATTATTGGCCTACGTCCATTTTTAATATTAGGTGACGATAATTTATACAATCAATTGCATCAATCGGGATTTGATACCTTTGATGATGTATTTGGTACTTGGTGGAGTCTCCCGCATTGGCGTGACCGGGCACATGCCATTGCGGAGATATTAAAAAACTTTGATAAACGCCCGTCAGATCTAAATATGTTATATCAAAAACTATTGCCGAGATTGATCAATAATAGAACGAGATTTGAAGAATACATGATAGAAAATCACAATAAAATACAGAATTTGGGAATTTGATATGAACACAAGATTAGTAGTGTCGGGGTGTAGTTTTACTGATTACTGTTGGAGTACTTGGGCCGACTATCTCGGTGC